GCAGGGAATTCAATGGCCGCAGCGTTGGTGGCGTTGGTGGGGTTTGTGCCGGAGATCGTGATCGTGCCAGTGGCCGTGCGTGCGTAGCCATTGCCAGTCACCTCAGTGCCGCCGCCAGTGTCAGAAGGCGCTGCCGTGAACAGGCCCACATACCAAGCTGTTGGGCGTGTGGCGCTGCCGTTGGTCAACAGCCAAGTCAGCACCAGGCTCTCTGTGTAATCGGTAAAAGATGACATATCCAGTCCTTATCCAAAAGTCTTTGCTCGGGTGAGCAGCACGCCGCCAGATGTCGAGGCACGGTCATCGGCTGTGCGCAGGTCATTCAATGCACGCTCGTACAGCGTTGCCCATGTCTGAATTCTCGCATCGTCTTGCAGATATGGAGAAGCCTGGAGGAGCGATCCATACAAGTAAATGTCAGGGCTGGAGGTCAACAACCAGTTTGTGGCCACAGTGCTTGACAACTTTGTCAACTTCGCAAAATAGATCAACTCTGCCGTGTAAGTCGAGTCAGGGGTTGGGGCAATTCTGAACTGATTGCCCACCACGCTGAAGAATCTAGGCTTCCCGCTGGCTGTGTATTGGGACCGCACAGAATCCATGTCATCGATGGACAGAAACTCCAGAGGCGTCAATGGGTTGGTGCTGGTCAGCTTCAGCGACTTGGTTTCCAAGAAGTCGGCAGGCACAGCGCCATACTCAGTGTCAAAAGACGCATTGGCACGCACGATCATTTGACGGGTGCGCAGCGTGCGCTCAATCTGGGCCTCGGCCAGCGAGATAAAGTCAGGCACCACACTGGTCAGATCCGACCTGTTCAGCCAGTCGCCAATGGAGGTCTTCAGTTCAGTGTAGGTGCTTAATGACATTACTTGGCCTCTTTTTCCATTTCCTCTTTCACCGCCCAGGTGTGAGGATGCCCAAATTCAAAAGTGCCGATGTGTCCGATTTCGTGAGATACATCATGGTCGATATAGACCTTGTACCCGAGTTCTTGGGCTTTCTTGCAGAAGAAAACATCCTCGCCCATGTAGCCCCTGGTGGTCTGCCAAGGCATATCAAACCATGGCTCCGACATCCCCTCAAACACCTCGCGCTTGATCAGCATTATGCCAGTGCCAATGCTTCCCACCTCTTCCAATCCAGTGGACTCGGGCATGGTGTATACGGGGATGCGCTTGCCGTTCTCGTCATAGTTCTGGGCTGTTGGGCCAGTGGGCATTCTGCGCCGTGCGCAGTTGGCCGCCACGATGTGCTTGTCGTGCTTGAGCAGCCGCTGCACCATGTCCTGTGGAAAGGTCATATCGCTGTCAATGAACAAGATGTGCGTGCACCCCTCGCGCATGGCATCCAGGCAGAGATCTGCTCTCTGGTTTTGGATGATGGTGCCCTGCATCAACTTCAGACTGATGGCGTCCTCGGTGTTGAGCGTGTGGTACGCCACCATGTTGACCATGCAGTAGCAATAGTTGGTGTGAACTTGGTCACGGGCTGGGGTGCAAACAGCAATGTAGTTGCTCATACTTTTCCTGGTCGAGTCCTGAAGAATTGGTTTTCGGAGTCGTTCAACCAGCGTTTCATGTATGCCTGATCATCAATCTTGCCCTCGGCCTTCATCTTGTAATACAAGGCTTCTGGGATGCTTGCGACCAAGTGCCATTCACCCGTCCAGTTGGCTTTCTCGTCAACTGCATTGTAGATGGCTTTGTTGGCTTCAATCACAGCAGTAACGTCTTGCTGTGTCTCAATCGTCACATCACCTGTCTCGGCATTCTCATGCCAAAAACGTGTGATGCCTTGCTGTTCATTGCGATCAAATAGTCTTTTGTGGATCATGTAAAAAAGGGCCAAGTTTCCTTGGCCCTTTCCGTTTTTTTCAGATCAAGAAGTGATCAGGTCAGCGGCCAGGCCGTGGGCGTTTTCAGCCAAAACCTTGTGGCCCCATTCCACGATCAGCATGCGCTTCTCGGCGTCACCTGTCTTGGCCAATTCGACTTGCTGGTAAGGACGCAGCACGGTCATCTTGGCGTAGTCAGGATCGATCACCCAGGCGTCACGCTCACGCTGGAAACGGTTGGCGATGACTTGCACGTTGCCGAAATCGGACACGTAGATGTCAACAGCGCCGACCAATGTCGCAGGCTTTGCGCCACCATCGATGTTGAAACGGCTGGATGCGATGCCAGAGAAGCCAGACACGCGCTGCTTGTTCACAGGGCCGCACATCAGGATCTTTGGAGTGCCACCGGCTGTCCACACCTTCTGGATGACGTTCTTGAGGATCGTCTCGGTGAAGGTACGCACGTTGCCATCGGTACGGGCGCTGGTTGGCAGCGTTGTGTACGATGGGTCAGCACCGTTGGTCTGCTTGTCGGTGTTTGTCTTCACAAACGCGCCGAGCGAGGCAGTTGCACGGGCCGTGGTGGTGTCGCCAGCGTTGGCCACGGCACCATTCAACATCGAGAACTCTTGGTCACGCTTGATCTCAGCGCCACGCTTGGCGATCTGATAAGCCAGTTCCGAACGGCGACCAGCCTTGTTAACCACTTCTTCAGTGGCCGACAAGATGATTGTCTTGCGGCTGATCTGTGCGTAGTTTTGCAGACGCACAGTAGGCACGACAGCATCAAAGCTGCTGACATCATCGCCTTCCAACTGTGCGTTTGCAGCAGCGGATGCTAGGGTGTCGGTTTGCCACTCGTACAAGCTGTTGGACACGTTTTCACGGCCAATGTTGCTCATGTAAGGGGTTTCTTCGGGTGCAATGTTTGTGATCACATTGGACAGGTCTTCACGGATACCCTTGGCAGAGTACGTGGTGAACGTATTGGAAACGATTGCCATTTTGATTACCTCAGTAAAAGTTCAATTGCAGAGGCCGCATCATCGACACGGCCAGTTTTTGCAAGACGCTGCTTTGCGCGGGTACTCTCTGTTGTTGTCGAAACCCGACCCGCTGCACCAGGCTTGGCAGGTCGTGGGCCATTGTTCACTACAGGCTTGATGCCCTGGCGCTTGCTCACCATCTGGTCGTACATCGCTGCTTTACGCAGCAACAACACCAGCCGGTGGTCATAGACGCTCTTCAGGTCTTCATCGGAAAAGCCCACCGACTTGGCAGACTCCAACACCAGCGCCTTTTCGGCCTTCGCCTTCTTTGGATCTCTCCACTCGGGCAAAGCTGCCAGCAGTGCATCTTTCTGGCTCTCCAGATGCTCCTCCATGGCACGCTGCTGCTCTTGCTGGCTCAACTGGGCAAGGCGCTGCTGTTCGGCCTGAATAGCGTATGCCTTTTCCTGTCGGTCCCGCAAGACTTCCTTTTGCCGCACCCACTCGATTGGGTCTTCGTTGTAAAGACGGTCCAAATCGACTTGCGGCTCTGTCGCCTGAAGCTGTGCTTGCAATGCTCCCAACAACTGAGCGTACTGCTGACGCTCGGCCCGGACTGCTTGCGTTTCTTGCTCGACTTGCTTGCGCACCTCGGCAATCTGCTGCGTTTTCCGGGTGTAGTCCTGGGTGCGCGAGTAGCCCTTTTGGAGTTCTTCCAGCGTCACAGTGACTTCCTTGCCATCTACCTTGACGGTGAAAGTCTGTGCCTGTTCTTGCTCCTCGGGCTGCTCACTCTCCTCGGACTGTTCCTCTGTGGATTCTTCCTCTGGCGCGTCTTCCACACCAGACTCATCCTCCTCAGAGGCCGCTGCCTCGGTGTCCTCTTCGGACTCCTCGGCTGGCTGCGTCTCTTCGACTTGCGCTTGTCCCTCTTCGGGGGCCAACATCTCCGAGATAGCACTGGCCGCATCGGCCATATTCATTGCTTGTGTTTCTGCCATAGTCTCAAATCAGTTTTTGTGAACGGTCAATGGACTTCTGTGCAATCTTGCCATTGTCCATGATCTTGATCAACTCTTGCCGCAGTCCATCGATGGCTTGCAACATACACCACGCCGTTTCACGTTTTTGCGACTCTTCGGGTTTCGAGGATCGAAATGCCCAAAGCTGGTCGTTTTCTAATTTCGCAATTGCAAGGTTGAGGGTTTCGTCCTCAAGCACCTGCTGGGCCTTGCGGCCCTTGCGCACCTGGTCTTCGTTTGTACTCACTGTGCCATTCCATTAAGGTTGATGGGTGACGCCATCGGTGCTGCTGGTGGCGGCTGCTGCACAAACTGTGCTGCCTGCTGCTGGGCCAGTAGCGCCTGCTGGCGAATCGCTTCACGATCAATGTTTTGCGCAGCGTCAATTTCCGCTGTGCTGATCTGTGAGTTGTACTTTAACTCAATTTCGTACTTCTTGAGATAGAGATCTTGCGCCATCTGGTCGCGCTTCAAATCGTCATCCATGATCATCTGCTGGCGCTGGAGTTCCAGTTCTGCCGCCTTCTTCTGGATGTCGGCCTTAATGCTCTCGGCCTGCACTTGCGCCAGGATTTCCTCTGGCGTTGGCTTGGGCGCTGGAGGCGCTGG